ATGATCAAAAAAACTAGCGGCACGTCGAATTGGCACCTTTATGACACTGCAAGATCACTTAATAATGAAGTTGACGATCAACTTTTGGCTGATTTTCCTTCTGCCGAGACAACAGGTAGCGAAGAATTAGATATTCTTGCAGATGGCTTTAAGATTAGGACTGCTGATGGTGGAGTTAATACAAGTGCTGGCACATACCTATACCTAGCGATGGCAGACATAGGCGGTAACGGTACACTCCCCCCGATTTACGGAAGGTAAAAATGGAGATTTACAAAGTAGACGGCAGACAAATTCACGCGGGTCGAAGCTGGGTCGCAGCGGACGGAACGCGGCACCCCAAAACGTGGACACGGTGGAGCGACGAAGAGAAGGAGGCGGCGGGCATCAGCACGGTTGTCCTTCAGCCGTTTCCTGATCAACGGTTATACGCGTCGTCACACAACGACGACGGCAGCGTGGCGTCAACGCCGCGTGCGCTTGACGGCGAGCATGGCGTCAAGGCCGCTTTAATTGCCGAGGTTAAACAACAGCAAGCATCTCTGCTGGCGGGAACCGATTGGGCCATCGTTCGCAAGGCCGATAACGGCACGGCAATTCCAGCGGCCATCCAAAGCTGGCGCGATGCCTTACGCAGTAAGGCTACCGAGATGGAGACAGCCATTGCCAACGCCGCCAATACCGACGCCGTGGCGGCTTTGTTTTTATCTTGGGACGTGGACGGCAACAAATCTGGCATTCTGTACGACTGGCCGGAGATCGACGATTAAAAATGAACTCAATCGACCCGTCGCTTGTCGTCACACTGCTAGGCATGCTCGTTTCAATCGTAAGCGCTGCGGCAATTGTTCGGCAAAAACTTGCGGCGGTAATTGAGCAAATGAGAGACATCGAAACGCGACTGCGAAAGTTAGACACGCGCTTTGACAAGAGCGAGGTGCATCAATCAACGACCGAGCAACGGGTGTCTGTGTTGTCTACCATGCTGTCACCGGAGCGGCGTCAAGTATTGCACGAACGCCTCGCGACAATGGAGTCCCACTGCGAGACGTTGCGGCGCGACGTGAACACTTTACAGCACATGCACAATGGCCGACATCCTAGTGTGCCACCTGTTGAAGAGGTAAAAAAATATGACTGACAGTAGAATAAATTGGGAAAATTTAAATTTTATACCGGAAGAATTTGCGTGTCGATGCGGATGCAATTCTATGTTTATAAATGAAGATTTTGTGTTGGTGTTACAAGAAATACGAACCGCATACGGTAAGTCGATGCACGTCACATCCGGATACAGATGCGCAGCGCATCCGGTGGAACGCGAAAAAATTGATCGCGGCGGCAAACCCGGAAGTCATTGCAGCGGATACGCAGCGGACATCGCGTGTGTAGGCCAAAATGCCATGAGACTCTTGCGAATTGCAATAAATCACCCCAAAATTACCGGGATTGGCATAAAACAAAACGGGGCGCACGATACGCGGTTTATTCATCTAGATATGCTGCAAGAAGTTACTAACCGACCAACAATATGGAGTTATTAAAATGGCTATTTTACGAATTCTTTTAAGTCGCCTTCGGGAACCCTCGACCATGGCGGGTCTTGCCGGATTGCTTGCCGCTGTTGGCATTTCAATTCCGGGAGAAATGGTGACGCAAATCACTGTTGTGATTGGTGGCGTTGCGGGCATTGCCAGCATGATGATGAAAGAGAAAGGCGAAAAGTGAGTGGCCTCGTTTGGGCAATTGTTGCCGGAGGTGTCGCGCTCTCTATCGGCACCTTCTTCATGGCGCGGGCGCTCGTTAAAGGCAAATCACGAAAGGCCGTGGAGGAAGCGCGTCAGCGCATGGATGCTGTTAGCGGTGATAAGCCTCCTCATCATACCGCTGAGCGGTTGCGCAACAATCGTTTCTAGTGTCGGCGCTGCTGCCTCTGTGACAGGCGCATATTTTGATTATCTTACGAGCGAGAAGGGCGAAGCTGTGATTGTCACTCTGCCGATTGTTGAATACGATGCCAAAGTGCAAGACCGCGCCGCCGATGAATTTGAAAAGCTGGGTCCACCCTGCGCCCGCGATACAATCATTGCGGACTGCTCTGCTGCCGCAAGACTAATTATGGACTACGGAACACTGCGGGAAAAAATACGCGCGGCTAAGAATAATTAAATATAAGTTTTTCGAATTTTGTATCCGCTGCTAAAAACTCCGTCAGGCCGCTTAAAATATTCAAGGTCGGCTCTGCGTTTTTTATCGTGCAGGCTAGATACGCGATAGCAAATATCGTGATGCTTTTTACAATATGGACTATTTGAAGAAAATACCGGCGCTTCGCAGAAATGAAAGTCGGGCTTGTCCGGATCCCCGTGCGGATACTGGCAAACAGAACCTTTTACTATAGGCGCTTTCGGCAGAATTTTTCTAGGTCTGGATGGTGTTGCGTTCGGGTGAACTAAGTTTAGTCGCCCACCTTTTCCCAAAACAGCGTTCCGCGTCGTGCCTAGTTGCTCAGCAATCTGCCTCGATGGCAGTCCCAATTTATATCCGGCCCGCAGTATTTCTATTGCTTCGTCAGTCCAGTCCATTTTCAAATCCTTTAAAGTGAGAGAGAGGGGACGATCAGGGGGGCGGCCCCCCTCTCTCCTGCTGACGATGAAGAGGCTCCCGGAACCGGACCATCCAGTTTACGGAAAACTCGCCAGCAGTTGTTCATTTTGTTTTCACTCCGGCCTTGGGCCAAATAACGTAATTCTCGCGCCAGTCAAAAATTATAGCTTCCGCTGTAAGTACGCGTGAGCGAAGTGCATTTATTTCTTGAACGCCTAACACAATAATTGCCGTGGCCGACACGAGACAAGATATCCATAGGATGCGCTCAAACATCACGCGCCCATCGCCGTCATAATCATAAAAACAAATCCAATTGCAGCGGCGGCAATTAGGCAGAGCGCAATTACCTCGCACAAATAACGCATTTACATTCCCAACGCTACGGCGGCGAAAAGCAAAACACCCAGCGCGGCGGCATATAAAAAAGCCTCTACGATTGTGCTAATCATCTTCAAGACTCGCTTTGCGAACAAGTTGTAATTCCGCATTTTCACGTTGCAATTTTCGCATTGCGCGAACTGCTCGCAACAAGTCTGGCTGATCGTGCAACACTTCTTCAAGCGTTAATTGATATTCGTTTACTTTCTTCATGATTTTATTTTTTCCTTAGTTTGATCTCACTCGACGGCACCTTGCGATGCCGTCTGGCGAGGTCACTAGCTCATCTCCCTTGCGTCTGTTCCCCATTTGCAGCCGGTGCGAAAGACCTTCACAAAAACCGTGTGCAGCGACCCAAGGCCGCTCCCGTTGCCAGCGAAGCACGCTGCCGCCGGGGCTTGCTCTTTGCCGTGGCGTAGGCCGAGTTCGCGCAGCACGCGGCTTTTCGAGTTGAAGGGCAGAAACTTCTTGCCACGGCGGGCGATCAAGTCGATCTCGTCTTCGTGCAAGACCCAGGCGATGCCCCACTTGGTGGAGACTTGTTGAGCCTTCACGCGGCGGTTGCCCTCGAAAAGACCCGCGAACTGGGAGACGCCGCCATTTTCCACGATGGAAGCGCGGGTCAGCTCAAGTTGGCCGTTGATGCTGCTCGACCACTGGGACAGGAACCCGTCAGTATCGGAACGCTCGAAACTGTCGGCTTCAGCTTTGAAATGCTTGGCGGCATTTTCACGATGTTGTGTTTCGGTTGTCATTGTTGCTCTCCCTTGTTGCGCGGTCGGACCATCCGGTTGCGCTCCCCTATTTTGTACCTTAGTTCAACACCGAATAAAAGCGTTATCTTGCGTATAATCGAATTTTATTTTTTGCGTCTTCACAGCCGTTTGCCACGATAACCGTGTTGCCGATACTCTTTAAATATTTAATCCAGTTTTTTTGCTGCGGAGATAATTTGCCACCCTTCTCGCGTTTCATTTCGATCCAGCAACGCCAAGCAGGAATATACAAATCAGGCACTCCGGCGCTGACGCCTTCGGCTTTAAGTTTTGCTCCGGCTGTGCGGCTTCTTTGACCGCCGTTTGGAATGGCAAATATTCTTTTTTCCGGAAAAGTCTGACGCATCCACATGACAAATTCGCGCTGCTCTTGGTGTTCGGTTTTCATCCCCACCTCCGGTTTGTTACGCGATAAAATTTGCCATCCTTCCGAAATTTTATAACACCCGGAGGATTGCATTCGTTCATTTCTTTTGCGGCGCTAGTTAGATCGACGTGGTGCATGTCAGCATGAGACCCGCACTGGCTTGATATTTCAGCAAAAAGACTCCGCGCCTTTTGTCCAGCATATCCTTCGTGCAGCACTGTCAAATATTCTTTAACAGGTCTGTCTGATAATTCTCCGTAATATGTAACCATTAACATTTCTTTGCCGCTGTTATAACTAACGTGCCTACTCCACCTCCATTCTGACACCCTCATTTCATTAGTATCTAAACCCATAATATCAAGATTATGCAAAACGGGTTTGGGTTTTGGAGGCGGTGGAAATTCATATCCGCAATCGGGACAATTTTTTGCCGACAAGTGAACGATAGAATCACATTCCGGGCAAATTTTAACCGGAGCCTCTCCCTCTCCTGATTTTCGCCCCGGATCAATGTTTGTAATGGGGCCATGCGCTTCAACTACACCAGCAAAATCAAGAACTCGACAATGGTCGGTGTGACTTTTAGGGCGCATTCCACGGCCCGCCATTTGAACATACAGGCTTGCGCTTGCGGTTGGCCTTAACATAGCAATCATATCAATATCGGGGTGGTCAAATCCGGTAGTCAAAACATTTGCATTCGTTAATCCTCTAATGCGCCCCGCTTTAAAATCAGCAATTATTTCTGCTCGCTCGGCTTTCGGCGTTTCGCCTGTAATCGTTGCCGCGCTAATTCCACGCTCTATTAATTCGTCACGAATATTATAGCTATGCTGCACTCCGACGCAAAAAATTAACCATGATTTGCGGTTTTCACCTTGAGCAATAATTTCATCCGCGACCGGCCCGTTGATTTCTTTACGGTCCACGGCAGCTTGCAATTCGCTCTCAATGTATTCGCCGCCGCGCTTGTGTACTCCATCTGCGGATATTTTTGCTTCTGTAATTTTAGACTGCAACGGTGCCAAATGTTTTTTGTAGATCAATTCTTCAACGCTGGTCGGAGAAATGATTTCTGAAAACAGCGCCGGTTCGTCAGTTATAAGGCCGTGTCCCAATCGATATGGCGTTGCCGTTAATCCAATAACACGCAACGCCGGATTGATGTTGGTTAGAGCTTCGATCAAATTCCGATAACCGCCTTCCTGTTTGTGCGAAACAAGGTGACATTCATCAATCAACACCAAATCAAAATGGCCTATCTCGTTTGGGTCTACGCGTCGAATGGATTGAATGCTGGCAAACGTAATGTCATCAAATCGTTTTGACCCAAGGCCAGCCGAGTAAATGCCAAGCGGTGCTTCCAGCCAATGCTGGCGCAATTTTTCCGCATTCTGTTCAATCAATTCTTTAACGTGCGTTAGCATTAAAATGCGAGTTTCCGGCCATTGAGTTTTTGCGTCTTGGCATATGGCCGCAATGATATGGCTCTTGCCTGATCCGGTTGGAAGCTCAATACACGGATGCCCTTTTTTGCCGCTAGAGAACCATTTATATAATTCATCTATTGTTCGCTGTTGATAATCTCGGAGCATTTTAAAGCCCTGCCTTTTTTATCAAAATGGAAAAATTCATTGGTCCGTCTTTTTTCTGCGCCATTAAAAATTTACCAGATTCAACATGCTTGCGAACAATTTCGAGAGATATTTTGCTATTTTCTGTGGCTCGAAAAAAAGCCCCTACATCTTTCTCTAAATGCTTTGGAGGGCGTAAGTCATAAATTCCAAGCGGTTCATAGTCCCGTGTCACCATCCATTTGTGGCGGGTTGTAATATTTCGCTCTGCAATTTTAATCCATTCCATTTGTGTTCTCTCTAACTTCAACAATGTTTGCGCCGGAAAAGGTTTTTTTGACCTCTTCAACAAGTTCATCTCCACAGGCTTCGCCGCCTGCTATTATTTCTCTGCTGCTGTAAACGTAGGCGTCACCTTCGCCGTTGCGAATATCCTTGCCGTTAATCTCATAGACGGCCTCATGCGGATCGTTGCTGTCTTTAATAGGCCAAGGCACCATGTCGGGGTGCAACACATGGCTATCGCATCCGGTAATTTGAAAATCGCCGGGAATTTTATTTCCTTCACCTCTAGCCCAACGGGCGCACGACCATGTGCCATCTTTCTCCGGTGTGCCGTGAGCGCAAGTCCGGCAATTTACGTGCTGCGTTAATTGCTTCGTGTGACAAAAACTATGCGCCGCGCAAAACTTGCACTGATACCAACTTGCATCTGTCGATAGCGGTGGCGGGATGCGTTCAGATGTTGCTATGCGTTTAGCGCGAGCCAGTGATTTTTCGGCGTGATCTTTGTCATATTTAATTCGCTCAATATACAAGCGGTCATCGTCTTTGCAGACCGCTACATACAAAGCTCGGTCAATTTTTGTGCCTAGCATGTAGAGTTGCATTTGCGTGTAGTGCAAAGGCTTTGAGTCTTTGACGCCTTTTTTTGTTACATCGTCAAACGATTTGCGAGCGTGTGTTTTAAACTCTGCAATATGACGTGACTTTTCTGCGCCCGGAACACCCCGCTCAATGATACCGTCAACTGTTCCGCCAATGTGACCACCAAAATCAATAAATTTCTGATTGTCTCCAGTTTGGTGTATTTCGACGCCAATGGCGCGCAGATCGTCAACGATCCAACTTTCCTCATTGTGGCCGCGTCTGAATAACCTGCGAATGCGACCGGGAAATGTTTCTCGCACTGCCCAGCGAAATGATAGCCATAGCCAACGCTCGCATGGGTGTCCTGCTATTGAACCGCCCAAGTGCAAACGCGGTTCGTCTGGCTGGTTCGCGTGATGTTCGTCAATCAGATTGGCGATGGTGTGGTTTGATTCTGGAATTTTAACCATAAAAATATGGCCGGAGGTTTTTAGCCCCCGGCCACCCCTTGTTATTTAGCTGCCCAAGGTGGGGCCGCTGACGAATCCGCTGGCGTAGCCGCAACAGTTGCAACTTGTGCAACCGCTGCCGGAGGCGCAGAGCCTTCAATGGCTTTGTAGCCTTTAACCTCGTTGCCCGGTCCATATTGGGGATCGTCTTTGACAGTCACTTTTACCGACAAATTGCCGCCGATAAGCTGATCGCTGTCCTCAACCCGTTTTAGTCCGATTGCGTTCATAATCTGCCGCAAATTTTGATGCGCGATTTCTTCCGCTTTTGGGTTCGGGTTTTTAGTATTAAGGTTTGTCCAAACGACTCGCCCTTGATGCGTTGGGCCAGTAATGTCAAAACGCAAAGCGATATATTCGCCGGTTCCGGCTTTTGTCGTTCTGACATCTGCGCCAGCAATGTTGACGTTATACCAGCCAGCAGGCACCGGCGAAAAATCCTGCGTTTCTGCTTCCGGCATATCGTCAATGTCAAAAGTCTGCCCTAAAAATGCCATGTTCAAATCTCCTTTGTAATGGCGAATGATGCCCGTGAGGGCTTGGTTGTGATACCGCCTAATAGCGGTTCAGTGATCGATTTGTCGGCGCTTTTCCACGCCGACATATTGATCTCTGGCTTCCAGCGAAAAAGGTTTGCTAAATGCGCTTCAAGACCTTCTTCCGCTGCAATGGCTTGTATTTTTTCACTATCAACTTTCCGCGACATACGGCCCGTGATTTTGACTTTGTAACCATTATCGGTGTCGACATTTTCCGTGCCGTCCAAATTCTCTGGAATGCCAATCAGCGATAACAATTTGTCTTCGATTTCGCGGCGGCGCTCAATTGCCGTTTTCTCCGCCTCTTTTGCGTCAAGCCAATTTTGGCTCAAGTTTTCGATGCTCATTTTGAAGCTCCAATCTTTTTAATAATCCCGCCGAGGTCCGGCGTTTCCCACTGGCCTAGCTTTCCGCTGCGATCCTTGGCTTGCCATAGGCCATCGCTGTCACACATGAGGGCGCGTTGTGATACGCCTTCGGCATCCTTTTCGACTCGTAGGGCCAGCATTAGATCAAAAAAGTAAGGCAAGGACTGCCCGGTTTTATTTCCCGGCATGGATGGGGAATATAAAATGCGGCCCATCTCATCCTGAGATTTTTCCAATTTTGCAGTCATCAGGACGTGCTTCGGCAAATCGCGAAATGATCTTATGACTTCGGCCATGGTCGTTTGCATCTCGCCATACGCCGCTCGCGGGTCTTTGTTAATTTTCTTTTCGTTTCCAAGGCAAACTTCCGCAATCTCGCTTATGCTGTCGATTGCTACGCTGTCAAACGCTTGCGCTTCGGCGCTGCCGGTGAGCCAACTATAGGCTTCTCGTAAAGCGTCCATGCTGGCAATTTCAATATACGGCGTGTCTGATTTTGCGATGGAAAGCAAACCGCCTTCCGCGCTTAGAATGACCGGATTTGGCAAAGTCGGTATAAGCGACGTTTTGCCGGACCCGGCTTGGCCGTAGACTAGCAGCGCAATGCTGCTAGTTGAAACGGTTGAGGTGTTTTGCAGATTGATTGCCATTATAAAATTTCTCCTTCCTCGTAAGATTTTGCGAACGCATAATACGCTGCTTCGGTAACTCTCCGGCCTTCTTTGATTTTGTCTATCTGCGGGCAAGCTGCCGCGAAATGACGCGCTCGCTCATAAACAGCGTCTCCGTAAGGCGGCAATTCTTCCGGATTGCGCCAAGCCTTTCCGGCTCGGGCATCTTCGAAACCGTATTTGAATTCTTTGCGACCCATGAATTTAAGTAGCGAAGTTGACGTGCCATTATAATTGCTCATTTTGTTTCCTTTTCATCGCGGTTGGCGTTTTGCCGGTTGCGGTGATGTTGTTATAAACTGTTACATTCAGAATGTAAAACTTTAATTCAAGTTATCCAATCTAATGCGCCGCGCAAATATTGATCCAATTCTTTGCCAGACATGCGTGGCGTTAAATGATGAGAGCCATTTTTATACACAAGACAATAACCGCCATAACAGGCCGCGTGATCTAATTCTATTATGTCTCCATTTCCCGCTTCCCATCCCAATTTGGCATTAAGCCGTTCGACTTTACGTTCTAAATATTTTTGAGTGATTCTCATTTTTGTTTTCCTTTTGCTTGGGGGGGGGGGCGTTTAAACCCCCCATTTGGATGCACCCCTTAAAGATAAGTGAAGCTAATCGCTTCCGGGTAGTCGGCTTGTGCATCGGCGATGCTGTCGTAGCTTTCGATTACCGGCACCAACCCGTCCTCGCAGTGCGAGCAATGATGCTCTACGTAGCGGTCAACGCTGACGCGAGTTTCGATGGTGCCAATAGAGTCGCATTCAATGCAGGGAAGGTTAATTTTGAAATCCATAATCTTTCTCCTTTTATCGCGGTCGGCCAGTCCGGTTGCGATTTGATGTTTACAATATACATCCATTAACCTATAGTGTAAACACCTAATTGTAACAAAGGGGAAGAAAAATGAAAACGACAGAAGCCATTGCATGGTTTGGCAGTCGCAAGAAAATGGCAGATGCGCTAGGCATTTGGCCTCACGCCACATATCGATGGGGCGAAAACCCTCCGATGTTGCGGCAATTTGAAATTGAGCGTCTTTCCGATAACGAGTTAAAGGCGGAAAATAAAAAATGAATATTTTTTACTTAGACGCTGATCCGAAAATAGCCGCGCAGCAACAATGCGACAAGCATGTGGTTAAAATGATATTGGAAACAGCGCAGCTACTTAGTACCGCGCACCGCGAGTTAGACGGTGACGCATACGCCGACAGTGTTGGCTTGTACAAATCCACACATAAAAATCATCCAAGTGCGGTTTGGTGCCGTGCATCCGAAAATAATTATGATTGGCTTTGGCAACATATGTGCGGCCTCATGAAAGAATACACAAAACGCTATGGTAAAAAACACGCAACTGAGCGTCTGACAGATTTTTTGTGTGATGCTCCCGATAAAATTAGTGATGATGTGTTTACTGAACCGCCGCAATGTATGCCGGACCAATATAAAAGCGACTGCACAGTGTCTGCGTATCGCGATTATTATTTGGGTGAAAAAATGGACATTGCAAAATGGGCGCATTCGGAGGCACCAACATGGGTGACGCAATAAAAGATGTTTTAAGCGAGCGTGCCAAAACGCATGGGAGCTTTGCTGACGTGGCCCGCGTAGCGCAAAGCATCAAAGGCGCTATGTATTGCGTAGAGCGGCGCGGCACGGTTAGCTACGAAACAAGAGAAAGTTTGGACATGATAGCGACCAAAATAGCTCGCATTATTTGCGGCAACGAGTTTGAGCCTGACCACTGGCTAGATATTGAAGGGTACGCCAGACTAGCGAGGGAGAATATAGATGGCTGATATTACTAAAATGTTTGGCGGCGCATTTGTTGCCAATCCAGAGTCGGCAAATGTCGACCCGCCAGAGTTACAATTGGCCGACGCCATGCGATCCGCTGGCATTGATCCGCCTCCAAAATTAGAAATTGACGGCCAATTGCACAGATTTTCCACCAAGGGCCGCAAACGCGATGATTCTGGTTGGTATGTAATTTTTCCAGATGAGCCTGTGGCCGGCAGATTTGGATGCTGGCGCGATCAAATAGACTGCGTGTTTCGCGCTGATATTGGGCGCGAATTAAGTCCTGCCGAAAATATGGCAATAGTAAGGCGGCAGGCCGAGGCCAAGGCCGAGAGAGATTTAGCACGGCAACGCAAAGCCGAGGTCGCAGCTACTACAGTTGAGACAATATGGCGGGATGCCATCGCGGCCAGCCCAGATCATCCATACCTAAAGCGCAAAGGAATTAACCCTCATGGCGCACGTTTAACCGGCGACGGTCGGCTAATTGTACCGCTATACAGCGCAAATGAAGATCTCGCTTCCTTGCAATATATTTCTGACAGTGAAAAGCGCTACCACCCCGGCGGAACGACTAAATCATGTAGCTGGACACTGGGCGAAATAACGCCGGGGCCAATCTTTGTGGCCGAGGGATACGCTACAGCCGCGACCATCCACGAAGTATCCGGTCGGCCCTGCGTGGTCGCTTACAGTGCTAATAATTTGCCTGCTATTGTTGGTCAATTGCGCGAGGCGCACGGCCAGACTCAAGAAATTGTTATTGTAGCGGACAATGACGAGTCCGGCGTCGGTCGCAACAAAGCCGACCAAGCCAGCGCTAAATATGGCGGGCGCATCGTAATGCCGCCCGATATAGGAGATGCCAACGATTACCAGCAAGATGGCGGCGATCTGGCGGGTTTATTATTTCCGCCCGCTGATGATTGGCTCGTTCATGCAGATGACTTTTCCGAGCAGCCCGATCCGATCCGTTGGCAGGTCAAACGGTGGTTGCAATCTCAAGCGTTAATTATGGTTCACGGACCTAGCGGCGGCGGTAAAACTTTTGTGGTTCTGGACATGGTTCTATCGGTCGCGAGTAAAGGCGTGGTGTCGGAATGGTTTAATAACAAGGTTAGCCCCGGCACGGTGGTTTATCTGGCCGGTGAGGGGCATCATGGTCTTCGCGGTAGGGTAGCAGCGTGGAAGCAGCACAAGGCCGTCAGCGGGCTTGATATGTGGTTGTCGCGGCATGGTCTGGACTTAAATACTCCGCAAGGCTATCAAAAAACGGTAGATGCCATTCGCGGTTTGCCCAATATGCCGGAAATCATCGTGGTTGATACGTTGCATCGTTTTTTGGACGGCGACGAAAACAGCGCACAAGACGCTAAAACCATGCTGGACGCCTGCGCGGCGCTTATAAATGAGTTCGGTTGCAGCGTGATATTAGTACATCACACTGGTGTTAATGCCGAAGCACAGCACCGAGCGCGGGGATCGTCAGCATGGCGCGGCGCTTTGGACATAGAAATTAGTGTTATACCCGGCGACACTATTGAGATAAATCAGCGCAAATCAAAGGATGCCGAGGAAGCGCAATCGGTTTTCGTGGAGTTGCAGTCGGTGCCTATAAAGGGTTGGCTTGATGAGGACGGCGAGCAAGTTACGAGCGCGGTTTTGATGGCCGGAATTGAACCCGTAAAAGCTAAAAAAGATAGCCCTATCGATAAGCATAGAAAAGCGTTTGAAAATGCTTGGTGGGCATCGGGCGCGATGGACATTGACGGCGACCCATATCTATCACGCGAAGCTTTGAAAGCTAAATTACACAATGACCGCATGGCTGAAAGAACAATCAAAAATATGATAAATCCATCTTATGATAATAAATTAATTGGTGCTTTAATATTAGCATCTATGATTGACAAAAAAGAGGATGGCTGGATTGTTTTGGATGACGTTTGGGCATCGGCAATGTTGGTAAATAGGGCAGCTAAATGAGAACCCCAAAAACCCTAAACAGTACCCTAGGGTTCTGGGGGTTAAGGGGGGCAGAAACCGCAGAAACGTGTACCCCAAAAACCCCCCCACCCTTTAGGGTGGGGGTTTGGGGGTACTACTGCGGGCAAGGGGTTTTTAAACTAACATGGAGATCAAAATGAAAGATTGGCCTGCGGATAAAATAAAGCGCAAAAAAGTAGATGCGCTCATACCGTATGCGAGAAAT